CCGCCAGATGAGCAGCGGGTAGGCGATCTTTTGCGGTCCCACGTACCGCAACGGGTAAATCCGGCCGCTGATTAGCGAGTTGACTGCCGTGGCGTTGACGAGGGCCGTGCGAAGCACGAACTCTGGAGACTTCATAGCGGCCCCCTAGCGATGCTCTGGAAAGCCAGTTCTTTGACGGCAGCGTTGAATGCCTTTTCCATCTCGGCAACCAGCATCCCCTCAACGTTGCTGCGGGTTTGCTCCCACGCAGAACGCACCGGCGGCCGACCGAACCGCCCGCCCACCGGCATCTTCCCTGTCGAGACTAGGCGTCCGTCCTTCGTTTTCCTGAACCGCTCCTTGGTGCCGAACTCCACCAGCCCCTGGTGGTAGCCGAGCTTGGTGTTGTCATACGGCTCGTTCATCTTGCGGCCGCTCTTGTAGCCAAGGATGGCAATGCCAACGCCGGTGCGCGGGTACTTCTTTGTTTTGACGGCAATGGATCGCCGCAGGTTGCCCGTCTCGCCCTTTGGCGTGTTTGCCTTGAGTGCTGCCAGCGTCCCGCCTTGCTCGGCCGCACGCTTCAGGCCTGCGGCCATGTGCTTGGCGGCCAGGTTGTTGGGCAACGCCTCAAACGCCGCCCGCAGACGCTCAAGCCCAGGCACGTTCATCGTGATGCGGATGCCAACCGTCTCAGCCATCGGTGCGCTCCGAACAGACGGCTTCGTGCTCGCTGCGGTTACCGTGCTCGAGCAGGCTGACGATCTCCAGCGTGCGGCTACGCCACGAGAACCGCATTGACTGCGTCAGGCCTGGCAGATACCGCAGCCGTACTCGGTGCGTCAGCTGCGTCTGCTCTTGGCCAGCAAGCATGGCCTCGCGGGCCGAAACGCCTTCAACGCTGGCCCACACGGCCGACGAGTTGCTCCACGACAGCACCGTCTCGCCTAGCGTGTTGGTAGTGCCGCTGGCGATCTGCACCGTGACACGCTCGCGGAGCTTGCCGGCGTCGATCATCGGTAGGAGCCCCAGCGTTGCGAATCGAGCAGGGACTTGACCCCGAACTCGACTTCCTTGGAAATGCTGCCGGTGAGCACGCTAGTGCGGAACTCGTACCAGTGGCCTACGAGCATCAAGATGGCGTGCCGGATCGCCGCCGGGACGCTGGAGCCGCTCGCCCCGTAGCCGGCCCACCACGTCACGCTGATGGCGTTGTCATCCTGCCGGTGCGGCGTCCACGTGCTGCCATAGATTGGCAGGATAGCCCCCGGCGTGGCGTTCCGGTCCACACGGTATTCGGCCGTGCTGTAGGTGCTAGTCGGCCCGGCTTCCTGCGTGAAGGTCACCGTGACTGCCGTGGCCGTGCCGCTCATCACCATCGGCGGCCGGGGCAACTCGACCGGCTCAATGCCGCTGTCGGGGAACTTGTCGAACCGCATCACCCACTGGGTGTGCACCAGCGTGCGGTCAAGGTACTGCTCGCACCACTCGCGGGCCGCCGTGATGAGCGTGCCGATGTAGTTGTCATCATCGCTCGTATCGACCCGCAGATGGGCCTTGGCCTCGGCGAGCGTTACAGGCTCAACGGCTGGGGCGGTCTGTCGGGTCAGGCTTCGGTACTGCACGTGGGCGTCCTCGTTTGCGTGGCGTTGCGTCGGCCGTCTCGGCCAGGTGGTCAATGGCGGCCGTCTCGAGCTCCTGCTGCCGGTCCTCGACTGCGACCCGCTGAGCGAGCAGCTGCGTGGCGAGCCCGCCTGGGATCTCCACCACCTGCCCCTTGCGGTAGCCACGCCACGAGCGGGCGAACTTCAGTTTCTTCATTGCGGCACGCTCCATGCAGATTCCGGGCGTTTCAGCGTGTTTGTGAACTCCGTGGCCCACTGGAAAACAGGCGTACCCAAGTTCTTGCCGGGCCACGTGACCACGTACTCGCCGTGGCCTAGCACGACGCGGGGCGAGACGAAGACCTTGTTCCCGCTTTCACGCCAGTTTTTCCAGAAGTAGATGTCATCATCGACGCGGCCTTCGTGCCACGAGCCATCGGGGCCGGGCTTACTCCAGAACCAAGGCTTCCTGCACCGCTTCAGGGCGGCCGTACTGATGACCGTGAGCCCGAAGTGGGCCGTGTCCACTTCCTGCACGGGCTCGGCGAACCACGCCGAGTCCACCTTGGTGCTGCCGTCAGGCGGCGGATTGTCCAGCGTGCCTTTCAGCGTGAGCATCGGGCGGCCGTCCTCTCGCTTCGTCTGCAGGCCGGTGATGGCGTCGCACTGGAACGTCATCGCCAAGGCAAACAAATGCTCTACGTCCTCTTTGGTGAAGAACGTGTCATAGTCGATGGTCAGCAGATACTCGGCCTTGTCAATGAACTGCTCCATCACGCGGGTATTCACCTGCGACCAGAACGCACCCGTGCCCATTGTGGGGCGAATGCCCAGCGGCATGAGTGCCTGAGCCCATGTGAAGTGGTTGGCCGTAAAGCTCAACCTGGGCATCGACAGGATGGCTTCCACACGGATGTCAACCTCCGTGCCGCCGACCTTGACCAGCATGGGCACCTCGCAAACGAGAGCGGGCCGCCCCGATTTGGAGCGGCCCGCCTAGTCTGCACATCACGTCAAGCCGTCAGGCTCACGCACCCACGAGGGCGATGACCGGGCCAGCCGCCGTGTCCGAGCCGAGCTCGCTCCACGAGATGGCGCACCGCATGGTCGCACGGACCACGACCTGATCGCTCAGGAACGCCACCTGATCGCTGGACGCGATCTCCAGGCCACGACGCACACCGAAGTGAGCGGCGTTGCGGAGGTTGGCGTACAGGGCCATGACCTTGCCGGTCTGATCGCCCGAGCCCACCATCTGGTGCGAGAGCAGCACCGGCGAACCCAGGAACGTCAGGCCGAGCCCCTGCGACAGACCGACCGACCCGCCCTGGGCGAGGTCGAGAGCCTGGAGGCAGGTGGCGAACGCATAGGGGGACACGATCCACGCCGCACCCTGCCGGCTGTGGCTGGGCATCTTGGCCATCATCTCGAGGATGTTGGCCTTCGTGATCTCCTCGAAGTAGTCGCCAGCACCCGTCACGAGGCTCGCGGCGTAGGTCGCCGAAGAGCCAGCGAGGATGCCGCCGCTGGTGAGGATGCCCGCGACGCTGGGGGCGTTCGCCGAGTTGCCGTTGAAGGCAACCGTCTCGACCGCCTGGGTCAGCGTGTAGGCCAACTCGGTGGCGAGCATCTCAGCGATGCCGACAACCGAATCCTCGAAGAGCTCGGTCGACACCTTCGTCGCGGCCGTCACCTTCTTCGCGGTCAGGGTGACCTGCGAGTGGGTGGGGTCGCTGTCGGTGATCGCGGTGTTTTCCGCGACCCAGTAAGCCGTCGCGCCGCCGGTGCGCTTGGGCACCAGCACCACGTCGCTCGGCATGTTGATCGGCGTCGCGTTGGACGCGAACACCGAGTCCTCGTTGACGAGCCGCAGCACCTGATTGCTCAGGATGTCGGGCACGAAAGCCGAGCCGGTCGTGGACGCGGCCGAGCCCTGAGCACGGGCCTCGATGCCGTAATCGTTGCACCACCGCTTGGCCTCGGCGTCACCACGGAGGTGACCCTTGATCCACATGCCGGCCTTGTACGCCTCTTCCTCGGTCTTGAACGCACGCAGCTTGCCGGCGTACGGGATCGACTCGATCCGCACCTTCGGCTCGTCGGCACGCACCTCGGGGGCCGGGGTGCAGCGGTCGACCACGGAACGCAGGTTCTTCGCCGACTCGGCAACCGACTTCTCGAAGTCGATCTTCTTGGCGAGCTTGGCGGCGTCGGCCGTCAGCGTCTCGAGCTCGAGGTCACGCTCGGCAATCTTGTCCGCGTCGCCCTCGATGGCACGCACGGCGTCGATCCGGTTGGCGAGGGTAACGGCCTCGTCCTGCAGCTTCTTGAGGTTGTCCACTGTGTGATATCTCCGCCGGCGGTATTGCCGATGAAGTCCACAGTCGCACTAGCGGGCATCCCTCTTGCAGAACCGCACTTCAGAAACCGTTGTTTTCACAAACGCAACCGCACGGGCGCCGCACCTCGGGCAACGCAGATACCGCTGCCGCTCGTCACCGCATGGGCGGCTGGAACGGCAACGGAGTTTCTCGCCGCAGGTGCAGCGGGGCTCAGCCATTGCGGAGCCTCAGAGAAGCAGCCCAGGCGGCGGCGACGCCCCGCAGGGCCGAACGCGAGCGATCCGCCTGGGCCGCAGGCTCTGGAGTCGGCTCGGCAACCGTCTGAGAAGAAACCCACGCATCGTAAGACCGCATGGCTGCAGCGGCTGAGGCGGCCGGGTACGCTGGCGTGAGCACAACAGACACGTCGGCCAGCAGCGAGACTTCACGAATCTCACGCACGGCACCCTGTTCATCGCTCGTCCACCGCTCGCCCGTCTTGGGGTCGAGAGCGAAGGCGAAACTCGACGCCTTGAGGTCGCGGCGACGCAGGAGCTCCAGCGTGTCGCGGCCCACCTGCGTGTCGGGCGGCGTCACCGTGTACCGCAATCCCTTCTCGTCGCTCGACAACTCAAGCGTGCCGCTTGATGTGCGACCGAGGATAAGGTCGCTGTTGTGGTTCAGCAACGCCACCACGTCCTGCTTGCCACGCTGGCGTGTCAGAATCTTGTCAAACGCACCAGGCAGGATGATCTCGCGGAACTGCGAGCCGCCTTCCCGCAGCGGCAGGCTGAAGCGGTTGTAGACGGCGGCGTATCCGGTGATGACCTGCGTGCCATTGGCCCGCGTCTCAATCGTGAGCTCGGCCTCGGGCACTTCCTCAAAGGCGAGGCAGCGGCGTTCAAGTTCCATCTGTCGTGTCCTCCTCTTCGGCCTGGTCCTCGGCGTCATCGGCCGGTGTGTCTTCAACCTCGACGGCTGGCTCGGGCATCGGCTCCGGGGCAGGCGGATCCTGGCCCACCTTGTCCAGCGTGGTCATGTTGAGCTGCACGAAGTGCTTGTCGCCTTCCGGCCCGATTGGGTTCAGGTTCTCCAGCTCGCGGATCTCGTTCACAGTCATCCAGCCGTTTTGCAGGGCCGAGACGTAGTAGGCAGACCGGCTCGCGTGGTCGCCACGCAGTAGGCCGCTCACGCTGTGCTCGGCGAAATACCGCTCATCGTCCACGATCAGGTCACGCGAGATCGCGGCTTCCCATCGCTTGAGATGTGGCAACAGGCAGTGCTGCACAAACTCGGTGCCCTGCACCTCGATGTTGCTATAGGTGCTGCGGCTCAAGTCTTGAATGAGGTGAGGCGGAATCCGGAAGGCGCGTGCTATCTCAAGCAACTGCCAGCCCCGTAATTCCAAAAACTGACTCGACTCGTTGCTGCCGCTTAGTTCGTGGGCCTTTACGCCATTCGGAAGGACGGCCGTGCGAAATGCCCGGTCCGGCCCACGGTGCATCCGCTCCCACTGCTCACGCAGCCGCTCGGCCGCTTCGACCGGAATCGGGTTGTCTGACTCTAGGATGATGCCCGGCCTAGCGCCTGAACCGAAGTACGCACTGCCGTGGGCCTCCAACGCCTGGGCCAGCCCGATGGCGTTACGGAACAGCGTGTACGTCGGGATCGGCCGGATGCCGTCCTCGGTCGTGAACCGCAGGCAGAAAATCTGCTCCTGCGTGTAGAGCGTCTGTTTGCCGCTGGGCTCGCGGTACTTGTACCGCACGGTCCCGTTCTCAAGCCGCTCGGCTTCCATGCGAGACGAGTGCAGCGGCCACAGTTCCGACACGGCACCTCGAGCACCTGGGCGGATCTCGGCGTAGCTCGCACCGTAATGCAGGTACATGCCGGTCATCCAATCCCGAAACTCTTGAGCCGTCTGCCAAGGGTTGGGCTGCATGTGCAGCAGGCGGTAGACCGGATGCTGCGGAGCCTTGGCCTTGCCACCGTTGGCGAGCCGCTCATAGACGTGGAGCGGAAGGGCCGAGACGGCGTCCGAGATCACCCGGATGCAGGCCGTGTAGGCCGAGCACGCCATCGAGTTGTCGGCGTTGACCCGGATGCCAGACGGCGTGCGGCTAGACGAGGACTCGGTCCACTCGATGCCACGCAGGTCGAACATCTTGTAGTCGGCGACGGCGTTTTCGTTCATAGGGTGATGATGTCCCAGTTCTGCTCGGCTGGTTTCGCAGTCGCCACGGCGTGCAGCCCGAGGCCCATCACCAGCGAGACGATGCCGTCGATGCGTTCCGTGCTTTTCGCCTTGCTCGGCTTGATGTTGCCCTGGTGGTCGGTCTGCACTGCCACGTTGCCAGCCATCCACGACAGCACCGGATGATTCCCGTGGCGGATCTTCTCCGAGAGCACGAGGTTCTCCAGCTGCTTGCTCGGGCTACTCATGGAGCCGTAGCCCTGTCCAAAGCCTGTCACATTCACGCCTTCCCCTTGCAGTTGGGTAGCGAGTTGGGTGGCGTTCCAGCGGTCGATTCCCACCTGCCGGATATTGAACTTCTGCGAGAGCTCGACGATGTCGCGGCGGATTACGTCGTAGTCGGTGACGTTGCCATCAGTGGCCCTGATGTACCCGTCACGAATCCACCCGATGTAGTCCACCTTGTCACGCTGCGTCCGCTCGGCAGCGTTCTCCTGCGGCACCCAGAAGAACGGCAGCACGTCGAACGTGCCATCGTCGGCCTGGCTGACGAGCACCAGGGCAGACAAGTCGTAAGTGGTCGCAAGGTCAAGCCCGGCGTACCACTCACGCTGCTCGAGATCGCCAGACAGCGGCTTGCCGCACTTCGCCCAGTTGTCAGGCGAGAGCCACCGCACGTCCTGCGTGGTCCAGACGTTTAGTCTGTATCGCAAAAAGCTATTGAGCTTCGACGGCGACTGCTCGGCCTCGCGGGCATCAGCGGCGAATGAATCCACCGTGATCGTCTCGCCGAGAGACGGGTTGGCCTGCCGCCACACCTTCTCGGTCTTCCATGAATCGTTTGTGCCAGCATCCGGCGGCGCGGCGTAGATGCAGCCGAAGAAGGCCGGGTCTACTGTTGGATCGGCAATGCACCGCTCGGCGTAGGCGTGCTGCTCCCAGCAGATGCTCTTGCGGTCGTAGCCCGCCGTGGTGATCGACAGGATGAGCGGCTGCCGGCGAGCCGCACCGCCGTATCGCAGGGCGTCCCACAATCGCCGGTCCCGCTGGGCGTGCAATTCGTCAAAGAGCAGGGCGTGAATGTTCAGCCCCTCGGCACGGAACGCGTCGGCTGAGAGCACCCGGTAGAACGAATTGCTCGCCTTGTGAACGATGGTCTTCCGGCTGTCGATCACCTCGAGGTGCCGCGACAACGCAGGCGAAGCCCGCACCATCGACGCCGCTTCCCGGTAGATGATGCCCGCCTGCTCGCGGTCGCAGGCCGCACCGTAGACCTCCGCCCCTGGCTCGGAGTCGAAGGCGGTCATGTAGAGAGCGATGCCGGCCAGCGTGGTGGACTTGCCCTGCTTTTTCGGCAGCTCGATGTACCCGACACGGTGCTGCCGAAGCCCGTCAGGTCCGAGCCGGCCGAAAAGTTCACGCAGCACGTGGTGCTGCCACGGCAGGAGCGTGAACGGCTTGCCAGCGTTCTGCCCCTTGCTGTGGCGCAGGATCTTCTCGAAGAAGTGCACCACCCGCTCGTACTTGGCCTGGCCCTCTTTGCAGAGATCAGGCACCGTGGAGCTTGAAGAACTCTTCGACTTCGTCGCTCGGCTTTTCTTCCTTGCCGCCAAGTCGCACCCTGCTGGTCGGAGTCAGGCCAAACTCGCCCATTAAGGACGCCTGCAACGCCACTAAACTTCGATATAACGGGCCAGCCGGATTCGGTTTGACGCCACCCAGGTCGGTTCGCATCACCGGGCCAGTGGCACGAAGCTCGAGCAGGCACGCCTGCGTGGCAGCGTACACCTCGCACAAAGTCGCCAACGCCTCGCCGTCCGCAGTCGTGAGCGTGCCAAGGCCGAGCAGGATTGGCACAAGCTCGTTCCACTTCTCAACAGCGAGCGGCTCAACCATGAGACGCTTCGGCATCGGCGGTGAGCCAGCCGGGGCAGGCAGGTCGGGCCGGATCTTTCGCTTGCCGGGATTGCCGAGCAACTTTTTCACGTTGGCCGGTTGTGGCTTTCGGCCGCGTGGCATCAAACACCTCTAGAAAACAGGGCAAAAACGCTGCGGCAAAATGCGGGCGCGTTTTCGGCGGTTACGACCGTGGTCCGCAGCCCCTCAGGTCGGTATCCCGACGACCGCCCCGGCTACACCTGCGCCGACATCGGCAACAGACGCTGGCCGTCCCACTTGTTGCCCTTGAGTTCGTTGCATCGCTTGCAAGCACACCTGACGTTATGCCAGTCGTGATCGCCGCCTTTGCTTAATGGTATCGGGTGATGGTCAACAGTTGCAGACAGGGGATCGCTTTGCGAGAAAAGCTTGTGCGTCTTTTTATGGCATAGATGACAGATATATCTATCGCGGCTGAAGATATCAGCCGGCTTTACTTTTGCGTTGAAGTGTCCGCCATAGACTTTGCACCGACGCCTGTAGTCCTTGCGCATACGCCCGTATTGTCGCTTACGTTTCCTTCTGCATTCTTTGCAGTAGGGTCTGCCGAATGCAGATGCGTTCTCAACAGTCGCGCCGCACTGGCACTCTTTATCCCCTCTCCATAGCTTGTTGCATTCGTAACTGCAAAACCGAGACGAACCGGGTTTGCATACCTCACCGCACACCTCGCACCAATGTGTTTTAGCAAGAGCCTCCCACAGCCCAGCGCCGCGTTGTAGCCATCTGTGCATAACGCTTTTCGCTTTCAGAGCCCACTTCACAGACGGGGCACTGGCGTACCTTCCTCCCCTGTGCCAACTTCCTTTTGCTATTGCACTCCTGTCCCACAAAACACGCCCAGCATTGCGTGCTGCGAAATAGCAAGGCTTTGAGCAAAACAACGCCTTATCCTTTTTGCCATTTGGCCCCTTCGGGGATCTCCTGAACTGCTTACCGCACTCAATGCAGGTTCTTGATGTCGCTCGCAACGCCTGACGCATACACACTGTTCCGCAGAACCTATGCCCTTCGGCCTTGCGTTTTAAGGTTGTTGTGAATTGCTTTTCGCACTGCTGGCACTTCAAGACCACCCTGCCGCCGCTCGTAAGGTATTGGCAGTTCCGACTGCAAAACCTGGACTTAGGATGCCTAGCAAGCCATTGGCGGTTGCAGTGCAAGCAAACACGCAAATGTCCTGCGTCGGCTCTCCTGCGGTGGTTTTTTCTGGATCTGGTTGCGTCTGCCGATTGGCGGCATGCGTCGCAGCGCTTAGGAATCGGCCCTCTCTTGGCCGGCGACACAAACTCCTTGCGGCAATCAACGCAAACGACGTTTCGGCACATGAAGCAAACCTCCTTGCTTCATGCAGCATGCGCGCACTGTCAAACTTTTTGGCGTTGCTCCTGCACAGTCTTCCTGCTGTGGCATCGCACGCATCTGGCCTCGCCATTGGCCACGTCATACCGTGCGCCGCCTTGAGCGATTGGCACGACGTGGTCTGCGTGCATCGCACGACCGGTTGCCACGCGACCACAATCGACGCACTGCCAGGCACACTTGGTCAGCACAGCCTGCCGCCACTTGCGGTGTGCCTTGTCGCAGTACCCACGGGCTGCCGCGTTTGGCCGTCCGCTCTCGTCACGCCTTGCGGCGGTACGCAGCCTCAGCGGCCTGTGGGTTGGGATCCGCTGGGGCATCAGCTCTTGAACATCACCACACCGCTGGTGCCGGTGCTATTCGTGGTGGCACTCACGATCTTCAGGTACTCCGTGCCGAACACTTCATCCGGCAGGGAGTAGGCCCGGCCATCCGTGCTGGAAGCGGCAAGCGTCAGGTCGGCCACGCTGCCGTCGCTCTTGTACAGACGGCGGAACGTGCCAGTGCTCGACGGGCTCACCCACATCTGCAGCGAGGTGGCATTGGTGCTCATCGTGCCAAACGACACGACGGCTCCTGCAACATCACGCATGTCGAGCGTGGTGGCCAGGCTCGTTGCCGTGTGCAGGGTGATGTCAAAGTCGCGGTACTTCCGCGAGATGGTGGCGTCAGACATGCGTGGTCTCCTGTGTCTCTAGGCTAGGGTGGCGTGGTATCAGCCTTGCAGTGCAACAGCGATGCGATCACTGGTCAAGGAACGGTGCGTCTGGCGGAGTGAATGCAGACGTGTAGCGTGCTGCCTTCGTGATCCTGAGCTCGTCGATGTAGCAGTCCGCACCGCGAGTCGCAGGGTCGTACCATCCAGCGCCAATAATCAGCGGCGTACCGGCAGTGCTTGCTATATCAAGTGAAGCGGACGAGGCTAATGACCCGTTGATAAAGAGGCGGGCAGTACCACTTTCGCAAGTCACGGCAACGTGAGACCATTGGCCTGTCGGCAATGATCCAGAAAGCACGAAGTCGATAGTCCCAGACGGGTCTCCTTGGCTTGCGAAGAACGCTAAATCTTCGCCGCTTGGCTCCAGAGACCAGCAGTTCTCAACAGTTTCAGCAACACCCTGGCTAATCAGGGCAGCAGTTGCTGCCAGCGTGTTTGGGTATGTCCATAGCTCAATGCAAAAGTCCGACCCACTCAAATCAAGCTCAGGATCGCCTTCAACTGACAGGTATCCGCTGCCGTCAAAAAGCCCTGCAGAGCCGCCGAACTTACTTTCGGACGTGCTGACTTCAGCCGTGCCGCCGGCCGTTACAGCCAACGAATTGCCAGACGAGTCAACAAACGACGTGCTTCCGTTGGCCCCGTCAAAATGAATGAGCAACGACACGTCTGCGAAGTTGGGGTCTGTCGGCGCTGACGCAGCCCTCGGCCGCAGCAGCTTCGGATTCATCGCCATGCGTTAGTTCTCCACCTTGGCTGCCTTGGCCTGCAGGGCGTACAGCAACTTCGTCTGTTCTGCCACGGCCTGGCTGATCTCTCGCTGCGTCTCGCCCAACTGCTTCACAAAGGAGCGGTGCTCTTCCACTAACGGAAGCAGCACGTCGTTCCTGAGTATCCACCCGGCCGCAAGCGCCACGAGCACTGGGAAGCCCCAACGCTCCATGATGCCGAAGACGGTGTCTTTCGCTGCCTCAGTCATGGTGTCGGCTCTCGAGGACGAGTAGACGCATGGCGGCCTGGTTCTCTTGCCGCTCAAGCCACCAGCGTATGAGGATTTTCACCACCTCTTGCACCAGTGCCCCCAGCACGAGCGTCAGGATGATGCCCATGCCGTACTGCTGACGCACTTGCCGCTCGATTGCCTTGGCCATGTGATGGCCGACAACGTCGCACTCAGCGGCGTCGCACTGCTGCAGCACCGGGACGGGCCACGATGCGACGGCACGACGAACGATGCGGCCGACGATCCGCCGGCCCGCGATGGTCCGCTGGACGGTGGGCACGCGGTCCCATGCGTACTGCTCGAGCTCGGTGATCGTCATGGCTTGCACTTCCCGTCAGGGCACTTCACGACCACGCTTTTCGGCTCGCGGCCCGTGCCGCCGCATGGCTGGCAGGTGACGCGGATTCCGTTTCCATCGCCGACGTAGCCTCGGCCATCGCAATTGCGGCACTTACCATCACTCGGCGGTGCAGGCGTCGGGGCTATCTCTGCACGCATCTGCACGACCATGCGGGCCGTCTCGGCGGCCAGGTCGGCGGTGAGCCCGTTGTCACCGGGCAGCGTGGCGACGCAGCCAGCCATCACGACGAGAAAGGCCAGAATGAACCGCATTACATGATTCCCCTGAGCCAGTTCTCTGGCAGCTGCGTGGGCTTGAAGCCGCTGAAGCCGGCGTAGACGTAGGAATCACGGCCGCTTAGCATGCGGTCGCACACGTCGGCATCAACGTAAAACGAGCAATTGCGGACGGCTTCCGGCATGTCGGCAGGGTAATGCTTGCCCACGGTGTTGGAGTCGCCCCACGAGTTTGCACAGAGCAGGCCCGGCCGCTTGCCGTAACGCACGCCGATAAAGCACATGCAGTGCCACCAGACGCCGCCAGCCCGGCAGAAGCCGTCCTCGTCTCGGCTCATGCTGAAGCCCTGGCCGCTGCACACCACGACCGGGTAGCCGTTGCTGATCGCCGCAGCGGCCTCGTTGAAGTTCGTGGCCAGCGTTGTCTCGCTGCACCGCCTTTCCTTGGCGAACGGCTCGAGCACGTCGGGCACGCCGTTCCGGCCCCACTCCCGGTCTCTGGCCTGCTTTCCTTCCTCGCGGATCACCGTCCCGGCGTAGTCCACGCCATAGTGCAGCGAGCCGAAGTCTCTGATGGCCTTGGCGGCGTGGAACCCCGTAGACCCGTCGCCGCCCGTGTTGGCACGAATGCCACGAGCCTCGACGCGGGAGAACCCGTAGAGGCTCGATTCAATCGTGCGGCCCTTCCACGCTTCAGGCTCTTTCCGCCAGTGAATGTCGCACGCAGCGAGCACGTCTACCGCCAGACTGCTTCCCCAGCCGACGCAGCTACCCACTGAACCCTGCGAACCACGCTTCCACTTGCTGTCGCAGGCCAGCAGGGCCGGATACAGCATCACGTCCTCGCTGGCTGCCCGCAGGCCAGGCCCGGCCGAGGCCAGCGTAGGGTGCGGCAGAGTCGCCACGAACGACTCGGCACCTTCAGGATCGGGCACGTAGCCCATGCCACGGTCGGCCATGCGTCACCCCTTGCCGACGCCGGCCCATGCCACAGCACGACAGAACGCCACGTAGCGGCCACGCACGTCAGCGGTGACCGGAACCACGTCCGTCCCAACAGCGGCCCCGTAGGCGGCCTCTACGGCCTTCCTGAGCGGCTCGTTGCTGCCCGGCACGTGCCCGCCAATTCGACGCCAGCCGATGTCGATGGCCAAAGCGGTGAACGCTCGCAGCGAACGGGTGTCGGTGAACACCACCTCGGTGGTCACGGCATCGCCCGCCGCCACGGTCGCAGCCTTCGTCCAGACCTCAGCCCACAGGGCACGGTCTACAGCCGACGCACCACGCAGGGCATCGGCAATCGGCTGAACCAGCGTCTGCATCTCGGCACTCGGCGTCTCAACGGAAACACGGGCCGGGGCGGCCGGCAGCGTGGGCATCGGCACCTTGCCCCACGCAGCGGCGAGCAGCAGGGCAATGGCCGCCACGCGGCTCAGTAGGCCGGCTTTTTCTTTTGCGGCTTCCACCGCGTGACTCGCCGCTGCTCGGATCTGCGGCCAGTACGGAGCCACCGCGAGAGCAACCGCCAGAGCGACGGCAGCGGCGCGAAATGCAGTGTCGACATTCACCGTGCGCCCTCGACTTGCAGAAGGCACCACCGGACGAGGGCTTCGCCCTGCGGCGTCTTCAGCAGGTCGCTGATAAGCCGCACCAACTGGTCATCGGCCTGGGCCTTCGTCTTGGACGCCAGCCACTCGGCCGCCTCGCTGACAATGATGCTTCGCTTATACGGGTCGAGCTCGTTGACGAACCGCTGGCCGTAGCCGATGAGCGGCGACCAGGCCGAGAGCAGTTGCAGTTGCTGCCAGATGTTGAGGTTTGCCCCGTACTGAGCGAGCTCGGCGGGCGTGGCTTCGTAATTCACGGCGTGTCCTCCTCTCCCGATTCTGCCTCGTCATCGTCACCCCCTTGCAGCGGCGTGACATTCACCGTGTCGTTGAGCCAATCCCATACCGAGCGGTAGCAGTCCTCGGCCTCGTCTGCGATGTCTCGCTTGTCCAGCCGAAATGGCTGCTTGAACTGCTCCTCCTCGAGCACCTTGCCGTTGCCATCCGTCATGTAGGCGTAGGCGTAGAGTGCCCCGTATTCAACGACGATCCGCCGGTGGACGTGATCTGGTCCGCTCACCACTGCACCTCGCCGGCCTGGTCCTCAAACGCCTCACGGGCCTCGTCGGTCATCTCAATGCGTTTGAGCGTCACGGGCTGGCTCTTGATGACCCGTCGGTCTTCACGGACTTCGTCGGTCCATGTGGATTGGATCACCTTCTTGGCCTTCTCGATCTCGCCGGGCGTCGGGTCACGCTGCCGCACGGGCTTGGCCCGCAGCCGCCGGTCGTGCCGGGGCGGCAATCCCCACACGTGCTTGAGTCGGATGACTTGGTCGCGGGAAATCGTCCAACGCTCGCACAATGCCCGCATGGGCATGTGCGTGAGCCAATCGGCACGGAATGCGGCAACGCTAATGGTCGCCGTGCAGCCCTTCATCGTCGCTCATCCATGCCATGACGCATCGCTGCGACGGGTTTAGGTACAGGTGCTGGCCCGTGGCGTTGGCGATGCTTCGGTGAAACGGCACATGCTCGCAGTCTTTCGCACCGTCGTACGTCCCTTGCAGGAACGCTTCCGTGCGATAGATGCACAGGCCGCCGAAGGCAGACGAGACGAGCACGGGCGGCGAGCCAACGGGCGGAAGCCACTGATGCTTCCATCCGCCGAGGCCAGCGGTGTAATCGTCGAAGTCGCAGTCGGCTTGCCCAACGCCACGCAACGCCCAGGCGTCGTAGTGCGTCCATCCCTTGCCGATCTTCGGCTGACGATCCTCGCCCATGCCGAGCATCGTGAACTCGTTGAGCGACACGCTTGCCATGCCGTAGGCACCGGGCATCTCAACGAGCCACCCGATGCCGTTGAGCAGCCCGCTGTGCGACCAGCCGCCCCACTGGTCCCAGTCTATGACGATCACGTAGTCGGCGTCGGCGGCACAATCACGCACCCACCGCTGGCACGCGTCGCGGTACTCGGCCAAGGCGATAGTGCGACGGCCGGCGAACTCGGCTCCGTAGTGCTCGCGGCCCAGCGTTTGTGACGTGAACGTCGCCTGCTTGTACGCTTCTGCGAACGCTTGGAGCACCTCAAGCGTCTGGTCAGTGCTGTCGTTTTCTTCGATGTGAAACGCCCACGATTTGCACGACCGCACAAGGTGCTCGAGCCGGCCGAGATTCTCGGCGAGACGCACGCCGCAGTTGCGGGCCAGGCCCACGAAGGCAACCCTGGAGTGGGCCAGCCGGGCCATGCCTTCCGCGTACCGTTTCTGGTACAGCTCGGCGAACGGCTCCAGTGGGTAGATGAGATGGTCGGGGACGCACGAGATGTTCATTTCTTCCACGCGACTCCGAGGCCGTAGTCATCGGCGATGATCTCGTGCGGTGCGTTGTGCTTCGCCACGAACTCGTCAAAGCACCGCTGTAGGTCCGGGTGGGCCGGATGCGTGATGTCGTGAAACACCACGCAGCCGCCGGGCATCACGAGCGGCCAGACGTTCACAAGGTCGGCCATTCCGCCTTCGTATGAGTGGTCGCCGTCCACAAGCACAAGGTCGAACGCTTCGGCTTTCTCGGGCATCAGGGCCGGGATTGTGTCTCGGCTGTTGCCGTCGAGAAACGCACGGCGGCCGTCGAAGTTGAAATCGTCCAGCAGCTGCTCGATGTGCTGATGGTTGCCACGTCCGCTTCCGCCGTAGTCGTTACCCCAGAGATCCGCCACCCAGACCGAGAGCAAGTCGGAGGCGGCGTTCTCAAGCACGATCCGCAGCGAGTCTCCGTCACGGGTGCCGATCTCAAGGTAGTGCCGCACCTTGTGCCGTTGGCAGTGCTCGGCGAGGTATCGGTACAGGCTGGCGTTGCTCATCGGATCCGCACGGTCGTGCGTGCCTCCGTGCCGTATGACTTCTCGACCACAAGGCGAGCCACGTTCGTGTCATCGCCGACCACGTGCTGCAGTGCATCGAGCACCGCCTTGGCGAGGTTGTCCACGTCTGGCCGTGGCAGCTTCGGGGCGTCTGGCTTCACGCCGCTCTTCCGCAGGTGCGACTTCGGCCGTGCGAAGACGGCGTCGATCACGACGCTCAGCGGCTCGCCGGTCTCCGTGAGCCCAGCGTCACGGGCTGCGGCGGCAATCTGCGTGCGGTACTCGTGCACGGGGTGCTTCGCCGGAACGTACGCACGGGCGAATCCGCCACGGGTCGAGACTCGCGGGCGTGGCTGCGGCACGGGATCGCCGGGGACCGAGAACGTAATAGCCATGCCCGCAGGATGGCTGGCGTGTCAAGCAAGGCCCATCCGCCGCTGGGCGGCCACCCTCTGCTGCGTTACCTCGAGCGGCTCAGCAGCCAGCTCGGCCAAGTTTTTGGCACGTATGGCCGCAGCCATGCGGACGATCTCATCCGGCGTAGGGTCAGCCATTGAGAACGCCCGGTGCGTGCGCCCTCGAGCACCGAGCCCGTGACGGCTGGCCAACCTCGTTAGCTGGCCAGCCGTCACGCCCAGTTCTCGTGCCACCTCGGCCCGCGTCAGGCTCTCGTCATTCCAGAGCGAGAACATACGGGCCACGTCAATCTTCACACGCATCGGCATCAGTCGGCCGCCAGCGGCATGATGACGCCGGTGTAGGTGTCAGTCCGCATCACGACGGCCGACTGAGCGTCAGTCGCCTGAACGCTCACGGTCGGCTCGCCGTCTGCGGGCAGGCCAGCCAGCCACTCACGCACGAACACCGGGTCCAGCTTCACTGTGCAGGCGTGGCCCGCCTCCACGATCTCGCACGTCACGCTCGACTCACCGGCCTCGGCCGACTGCCCGTGCAGGTGGATGCCTTCCTTGGCGAACGTGTACTGCACGCCCTTGCTGTTCTCGCTCGTCACGATCGCCGCCGCCCTGGTGGCCGACAGCAACTCGGTCGCCAGCACCGTGGTCGGCTCCTCGCCTTCTGCTGGGATCACGTCACGCCACTTCGGGAACCGGCCGTTGAGTAGCCGGGCCGTAATCGTTACGGACCCGATTTCAGCAATAACCTCATGGTCTGTGGCATCTATCTGCACTGCTTGCTGGCCCTTGTCGCCGCAAAAACCAGCGATGATGTTCAACACATTCCCTGGGACCAACAGCGGCGGCTTTACTTTTTCGTCCTTGTGCTTTGGGTCACGCCTTTCGTCCACTGCCAAGTCGTGTTCCATCTCAGCAACAGAAAGACGCCTACCGTCTGTCGCAACCAACGTGACCATGTCGCCAGCCACTTCAACCAAAACAGCACCAAGTGCGTACCGGCTGCTATCCGCGTCAACAGAGTGTGTTACGGCAACAATCGCCTTCAAAAGTTGATCTTCTGGAAGCCTTGTTACAGGTTCAGCGTTCTTTGGCTCCCAGATCGGGTACTCAGCCGCATCCTCCATCGGCAGCGTCCAAGTGCCGTGACCGCACTGCACGACGCACGACGTGCCCTTTGTCTCAAGCGTCACATCGTCGCCATTGGCGGCGTTCAGAATCGCCATCAGCCGCCCGTGCGGAAGCAGCATCGTCTCGCCGTGGTAGTCGATGGCGGCGTCGATCCGCACCTCAAGGTCCGTGCCAGTGACGAGCCCGTCGCCGAGACGCACGTTAGTCAGAATCGGCTTCGGAGCCCTGCTCGGCACTGCCGGCTTTACGGCGTGCAGAGCACTCTTCAAATCGGCGGCGCTCAGTGTGATGCCACCACTCTTGCGACGTTCCTTCGTTGCAACCATTGGAATTCCTTTTCTTCTGGAGAGAACAACCAACCAAAATGCCCAACACGAACGTGCAGGCAAGGCTTATGTGACCGATGCTGATGAGGGCCAGGTGCTCGAACGTCATAGCGCCGCCCCCGGATCGTCATCGCCAAGCAGCGGCCAGCGACGCGACGCCAACTCGGCCTCTACGATTTCCAGACACTTTGAGTTGCTTCCAAGGCGGTCGCACAGGCCGTCGATGATGAGGCTGGCGCGCTCAAGCAGAACCCGACTGCGGTCATCCACTTCGTCATCCCACGCACGACGCAGGCAGGCTTCGGCAACTGCACGTGGCGACAGTCGATTGCGACGGCGGCTCATGCGGTCACCTCAATTCCACGGGCTTGCCCAGGATGGCGAACGATGAGGCCCTTTCGCTCAAGGGCGACGAGGTGGCACATTGCACCGTTCACCGATTTGAAGCCGAAGTGGTGCATAACCTCGCGGACGGTCGGCCCGGCCATGCGTGAACGCTCACGAAGGAAGTCGAGAATCTCTAGCTGGCGGTCGGTTGGTGGCAATTGCGTGGTGCTCATGTGATGTTCCCCCAGGTGCCGCGAGACATTCCAAGCCGCTGAAGCAGGTAGCGAACCAGCCGGTACGCCGTGGCCATCTCGATCTTCAGTTGCGACGCCTTGTCGGCGATCAAGTCCCTCGTGCTCTCAAACTCTGACGCGGTTGTGATCTCCACGACGGCTCGCAGTTCGTCCTCGGTCTTCCTGTCCACGTTGGCGTCAATGTGGACACGCTGCCTCGGCTCGCCTGGTGCTGCACGCCGTCCCGATATGAGCGATGCGATGCGGCTGAGCGTGCGGTACTCGTCTCGGATCCACTTGATCTGCGGATACAGCGAGTCGTGGTTCCGCTTGGCGTTGCGGATCGCGTCGTACAGGACGATCTGATCCATCCCGCTCAGGTCATCGTTCCACAGACGTTTTTCCTCGTCCGTGAACTGGGCCATCGGCCACAGCTGGTTGATCGCGGTTTTGTTCTCATCCCACGTCCTCACAGGTTCCCTCCTGCCGGCTGGCGGCTGCGGCCTCGTGCCTGGTGCTGCACCTTCGGGTCAGCGAACTCGCCGGCCCTAATCCTGTCGATGAAGTCAAAGAACCTCGTGACCGGCAGCGGACGCTCGAAGTACGCCCGGCTCGGTAGGCGAGAAAGTGCCTCGTTGGCACGCTGAATCCAGCCTGGGCTGGCGGCGAGGTCTGCCCAGCCATCAGGGGCCGTCAGGTGCGGCCAAGGCTCAGCCCGCTCGGTGACGTTCCAGACGGCCACGAACCGCTGCCACTCGTCTGCCGCCCATCCTGGCTGGCGAAAGTCATCCGGCTCGGCCTGTGTGTGTGTGTGTTTAATTTCTCCTTTAGGAGAAGTTGGTGTTGGTGTTGGTGTTGGTGTTGGTGTTGGTGTTGGATGGATGTCGTTTGCCCTGCGATTGCCCTGCGTTTGCTCAACGTCTGCTCCACGTTTGCTCTGCGTTTGCTCGTCGTTTGCTGGAGCAGACGCAGCACGGCCAGCCGCAGCACGCCTTGCCGCGTTTACCCTCTTTTCCTTAAGTGCCACACACTTTGTGCGGTGCTGTTCAAGCCGGCCATTCCTCCGCAGGCCGTCGCCGTCCACAGGGAACTTGTCCTGCAGGATCGGCCAGGCGGCCGTCACGCCAGGCGACAGACGCTCCAGCTGCTCGAGCTCGGCAGGCAGGCCGCCGCGATCCCAGGCCAGCATCAGAAGAGTCAGGTAGTGGCCACGCTCCTCGGCAGTCCAGCCGAACGTGCTCGTCAGGAAATCCCTGACGTACAGCGGCATGTACACGTCAACACGCAACTCATCGCTCATATCGGATTCCTTTCCATTCCGCCCCGCCGCGTCGAAGCGGCATCGTGCCTATCACGAGGGCGGCGTTTTTAGTCGTCTGCGTCCTGATCGCCGAAGCGGTGCGTGCGTCGGTACTTATTCAAAACCTTAAGGATTGCGCGGCCGCAAACCTTTTCGCCGCGCTTGCCCTCTGCAGCGCCAAACTTGGAGATAGAGTCCAAGATGTCTGCTCTGCTTGCTCGCCTCAGCGCTTGGTCGAAGGCAGTAGTTCCGCATAGGCCGTACCTACGCTCAATCCAAAAAAGACCATCAAGAATGTCTCTGTGAATCGGCAGGTCGCCGCTCAATTCAATCGTTGACTGAAGTGCCCACTCAAATGTCTCTGCGTCTTGGGCGGCAAGTTGTAGGCACCTTCCAACACACTTCAATTGCCTAGCAGTGCGTGGGTTTGAATCGACGACTACTTCAAGTTCGCTGAACACCCTACTGACAATTTTCGCTGACTCGTCGCCAGTCATTACTAATGCCTTAAATTTGTCCAATGCGGACACAGGCTTTCTCTCAGAGTTAGAAACCAAAAAGCCGGCAGCCTCTTGGGTTTTCTCGTTGCACTCAAAAACCATGCACGGCAACTCCCGTATGTCAGCCCTGTTCCTTGCGGCCAGCACTCGGTGCTGGCCGTCAAAAACCCAGAAACTGCCGTCTGGCCGCATTGCGACGAGGATGCAGCCACACCCAGCCCAAGACCATTCGGACTGTATCTGGCGAATTTTGGAAACGATGACCTTGTCGCGCTGGTACTCGTGGTCGATGTTCAGCAGCTGCTTGTCTATCCGCATGAACTCGCCTGGAATGTCTCTCAAAACCCAACCGTACCGGACAACCTTTGGGACGTTTCCACCGCAGGTAGCAACCTCACTCGTTTCATAATTTGCAGTTGTCATTGGTCTAATCCTTTTTTTGTTTCCCTTTAACCACTCTCGGCCGCACGTCAACGAGACGCCGCCGTTGCTTGCCAAACCGTGGCCATCCGTCCGCTCGCAGTCCGCCTGGTCCCGGCCTCAACAACCAGACCACGCCGTGCAAGTTCGATCCGCCGTGGCCTCTGCGTGGACGGGTTCATACCTAAACGGGTCTGCATCTCCTCGTCGGTCAGACCGCCGGGCGTCGCCGCCAGTAGCTCGAGCACGCGACGCTGCAGCACGTTGAGCGTCGCCGGGCCTAGCGAGTCGGCCGCCTTGGCCGATGTGATTGAGCCGTTGACGCTCGGGGCTCGCTGCGTGAACAGCGGCATATCGCACTGACTGTCGATGTAAACGCCCATCCTTGGTGTCCTTTCGTCTTCCGTGTATTTGCCCACGCGCTCTTGGGCTTAGCGCTTCGACAAGGGCTGTGCCGCCTGGAGGTGCTATCTCCCCATCCGTTCCCAGCGTGTCCACCGGTCCTGCTCGGCTTGGATGGCGTCGCGGTCGGCACGGCTTGTGTTCATCCCGCGATCCACGACGAGCGGCGACGGCATGTCCAGCACCTTGCCGATGTCGGTTTCAAACAACTGGGCCTCGGACTTCTCGTCCGCGATCTCGCGGTCAACGTCATCGAGCAGGCGGTTCCACTGCCGCCGCTGCTCGCCGGGGTCATCGCTGAAGTGCACGGGGTAGTTCATGCCGTCACCTCGTGCTCGGCGGCCTCGTGGCTGAACTCCTGGCCGTTGTCGCCAATCAGCATCTCGGCCTTGTGGTGCATCAGCGTGACGAGCTCGTCGTGCTGAGCCTGCGTGAACGTGCCCTCGCTGGTCCGCAGCTGCACCAGCGTCCGCAGCTTGTCGAGAGCGTCGATGGTTCCGGCCTTGCTCACGGCGAGCTTGGCCTTGCCCATCGGATCCTCGGTGGCGTCACGCGGGGCGAGCGTCTGCGGCTTCTCCTGACGCACCACGACGGGCTCTGGCGGCGCGACGGCCGCCGGGTAGTCCTGGGCCTCCTCGGCCGTCACCAAGCCCTTCAGCACGTCAGGGAAGCAGTCACGCAGGGCGAAGCCCCTGGCCCGCATCTGGAGCATCCGCCTGGGATACTGCGTCCACGGGCCGCTCTTGCCCCACAGGCTGGCCTTCTTGGCATCCGCCACCGTGAACCGCACCACCGTGGGCTGCGGGTAGCCACGACGCTTGGCGGTGCAGATGGCCGTCATCTGGTCGCCGTCACCCTCGATGCTCTCGGTGACGTACTCGCAGACCGGGCTCGCCTTCACGACGGCCAGGGCCGCGTCTCCGTAGACGCTCGGCCTGCCGTTCACGACGGCAATCGACTGCAACGACTGAAGGGGGGCCAGGCCGATCTCGGCACCGCACTGGATGGCCAGCATGCAGCTGGCGGGCTTGCCCCTGAAATCCTTGGGGGCGAAGTCGCTGCTCGCCACCATCTCGCCGAACTTCATGGCGTCGGCCACCGACTGCAAGGCCAGCCCTTTGGGCGTCGTGTTGGTGCTGATTTCCGTGCTCATCGTCGCGTCCTTTCGTATGGGTGTGGTTCAGGAGTGGAAGCCGTTGCTTTGGCAGTCAATGTCTGGCTCACAAATCGCAACGTCATCCATGCGTGCTAATGGCTTCTGGTCCGCAATTCGCTGAACGGCGTCAGCGATCTGCTCAATGGCCTGAATGAGCGTGAACTGGTTCGCAACCATCGCCGACAGCGTTGCAGTTAGGGCAGCAATTGCATCGGCCTTCTTGGCAGTCTGCGGCTCGCGGCAATGCTCGCGCCTGTCGGCACGTCGACTCTTCGTTTGTTCGACGTGTTCGTCTAGCACAAACCAAGGCCCAGAATCGCCAATGCGAAAAGCTTCAACTTCGTGCCGTTCGCACAGCCGATTTAGTTGGCGATGCAGTCCAGGGTCTGTCTTGTGAAACGAGCCGATAGCTAGGTACTGGCTGGGGATGTGTTCTCGCTTGCTAACGATGCTTGGGCGATATGTTTTTTTCGCTCTGCTCATCTCTCGCGTCCTTTCTGCGTTGTGAAATCCCGCTCGGCGTCCTGCGTTGCGGGTGGTTGTTGCGTCCGTGCTGCTGGGGCTCCGCCCCACTCCTTCCACCGATTGACTCCTTCTTGCGGCAGTCCTGAACGGTTGTCACCCACCCGAATTGGCAAGGAGCGTAAGCGGGGGGGGGGGGGCAACCCCCGTGCCAAACCGCTCGTGATTTCCGGCTAGTGCGTCACGTCCTTGGCCGACACGGCCAGCCATCCGCCGTCGATCTCGATGCTCAGGCGGTCGCCGTCGATGTCCCAAATCCGGCCCTGCCAACGCTTGCCGCCAGACGTGCCGCTGACGTAGTCGCCGATGGCGTAGACGCGAGGGCCGGGCGTGTGCTCAGGCATCGCAGCGACGGCGGCGAGGTACTCGTTCTGGTGAGGATCATGGCTCATTTGTGGGCCTCCTTCGTGATGTGGTGCGGCAGTGTAAATCCGTTCAGGCAATCGTCAAGACGTGGTGTACAAGCATTCCAGTGGGACCAACCTTGCGGGTGTTGGTAGCGGTAGTTGGGCTATTGTCTAGCGGTAGTTGGGTCATCGTGTCAAGGCACCGGCGAGGCCGGCCAGCAACTCAAGCAGGTCGTGGATGGCACGGGCAGCCGGCGAATCGGTGCCGAGCTCCTGGCCGATGCGGACAAGGACTAGCGATTGCAGGGCAGCGTTCCAGCGGCGTTGCATGACGTGGCCCTCCTTGGCCTGAGAATCCTGTGTGCGATTGCCACCCGTTTCGCAGCTGTCGGCAGGCCGGGTGGCCCCACCTAGTCGGCGATTCAGTCGCGCCAGCCAGGGCAAACCTCGTCCATCAAGGCGTCAACGGCATCCGTGCCGAGGCGGCTTTCGATGGCGTCATAGGCACACGCCCGGATCATCCGCTCGTGCTCGCAGGCAAGTTGGCCGCCCCCCAGCTGACGAACGATGTCGTAGGCGACGTTGACCGGCTGGGCCTTGATCTTCGCGGTGATGATTTCGACAACGTGCATGGCTTGGTCTCCCGGCTGGCGTTGCGTCAGGTCTCATGTGCCTAACGTGTGTACTGTAGGGTATCGGTAGTTGGGCGTCAAGCGGATAAATCGGATTTTCTGGAGTGCGTTTTCTCCGGGGAAAACGCTACTTCTGGCCGGGCTTCCGGCGGGCCGCCTTTTTCCGCTTTGCGGCGGGCCGCTTGGCCAGGTGCTTCTTGCCGACTGACCGCGTGGTCAGGGCGTCTCGAGCCTGCTTGGCGGCCGACGTGGGGATCAGCCAGACACGCTGGCCGATGCGACGTGCGCCGGGCAGCTTGCCCTCGCGGAGCAGGATTCGGACCCAGCCGTCTGTGCAGCCCATGAGCTCAACGGCCTCGGTGACCGTGAGGTATTCGCCGCCGTCAAGTTTTTGCGGTGCCATTGCAACCATCCCTCAGATACTACAGTTAGCCGGTAGTTGGTCAAATCGACCACCGACCTTGCCTCTCGCACTAGAAACGCTGTACACTATCAACCGACCCGCCAAGGGCCGATTGTTCAAACGGATGGGGTGCAGATTGAACGTATGTACACCGTCGGATACATTCGCCCCTTTGGCACAACAAAGGGAGACGAAAGATGACGCTGCGAGACCTGCTGATTGATCGTATTGCCCCGCTGAAGAACTTGAACGACCGCTCGGTGGCGATGTACCTGAGCACGCTGGAACGGTTCAGGGACTTCCTCGGCCACGAGCCTACGGTGGATGACCTTGATGACCTGACGGCCGCCAAGTTCCTCCGGTGGCGGGCCAGCACGGTGCACAGCAAGTGCCGTGGGCTGATCTCGCCGGCTAGCCTAGCCAAAGACTCTGCTCACCTGCGGAGCCTGTGGACGTGGCTCGCAAAGAAGAGGTGGAAGAAGTCGAACGGCGAATTGCTCGAGTTCCCCGACTACGCCCGGCCCCGCGTCCCCAAGCCCGTGCCGAAGGCGTACAAGGCCGATGAGCTCGCTAGGCTCATCAAGACGGCGCGGCACCGAAAGGGCCATGTAGCTGGCAAGCCGGCCGCCTGGTACTGGGTGACCAAACTTTTGGCCATGTTCCAGACCGGGGAGAGAATCGGTGCCATCCTCGCCCTACGCTGGTCCGAGGTGGATCTGGAGCGGCATACCCTGACGTTTCTTGCCGCCACCCGTAAAGGCCACAGGGAGACGATTACACGCCCGATCACGCCGCAGCTGGCCGAATACCTAGCCATGCACAAGGGGGCTCCTGGCGAGCGTGTGTGGCCCTGGTTGGATGACCGGGAATTGCTGTCGTGCTACTCGTCTCTCAGGGTGCTGTGCCGCACGGCTGGCGTGCCATACCTGCCGTTCCACAGCATCCGCAAGGCGACGGCCTCTTACCTGAAGCGGGCCGGAATCTCAGCCAAGAAGCAGCTGGGCCACAGCAGCGAAGAGATGGCCGAGACCCACTACTATGACGAAGACATCACTGGCCGGGAGTCCAACCTCGACTACCTGCCGGATATCAACGAGCCGCCGGCGGCTTGAACCGAGCAAGCGGGGAGCGGCGTGGGGGAAAGGATAAAGCCCGCGCCGCTCAACCCGCCGCCCGGCTCAATCTCCGCGAATGTGTGACAGCGACGGCAACTCATCACGCTGGGCAATGGTCACGGCGAGCCGGCCCTTCACACGCGAGAGCTCGGCGAGCAGCCGTAGCACGTCGGCCGCAAGCGTCCCGCTTGTTCCGGTAAATGCACCAGAGAACTTGCGGGCTCGCATCTCGCACTCAAGCAGGTAGGCGTCGGAGAGCGGCTCAGCCACGAGCGTGCTCCCGGTACACCACCAAGGCAATCGCTGCATACGCCGCAATGTCTAGCAGCGTGTCCTCTACGCCGTCGAACTCGACCTCGCCACGGCGAAAGAACGACCGCAGCCGCTGCATCTTGTCGGCCATCCGCAGCACGCAGCCAGCGTAGGCAGGGACGTTAATTACGTCGGCCGAGTTGCGGATGTTGGCCAGGGCATCCTCATCGACGCCGTAGTCCATGGTTTTCCGCATGTGCAGCGACCGGAGTTCCTCGAGCACGGCCACGAATGAATCGGTGCCGGGGCGATACTTAGGCGTTGGCGGATTCCATTCGGCGTACGTCTCGCTCAGGACACCGTCACCGCACAGCCGCTCGCCTTCGCAGCACGACGGCTCGTATCCCACCATCTTCGGGTCATCGGCCGGCGTTGCCGCCATGCGTGCGGAAACTGCGGAGCGGATCGCTGCGGTGCTGTCCTCAAGGGTCGTGCTCATTCCTTTGCCTTTCGTAAGTCGCGGTCACAAAAGATTCTGTACGCCTTCGTCATCTCGTTCCGCTCGTGGTCAATCACGATGGCGGCCTGGCACGGATGCTCGCCGCCTTCGGCCTTGATCCTCACGCTGTACGCCGAAGGCCCGATGACACTGCCATTCGTGACGTAGTTGCGGCCGACGCTGAACTGGTGCCAATGTCCGATGCACGTCAAGTCGGCCCGCTGCGTCGTGTCCCACGCCGCAATGGCCTTCTTGAGTGGCACATGCACGCCACCGATGCCGCCCTGAAATTTCACGGCGTGACCATGACAGAACCGCATGGCGAACCCGTCAAGGTCGAGGTAGTTGAGATGCCCTTCTCCGATATGCCACCGCACGTTTTTCCGTGACTCGGCGGCCCGCATCGTCAGATACAGGTGCTGCTCGTAGGACGTGTCGGCCTCGTTGGTGCGGAGCTTCTCGGTAGTTCTCCCGTGGTTGCCGCACGACGTAGCGACGATGACTTCCTTGGCGTTGTCCGAGACGGCATCAAGAAACCCACGCAGCCGCTCGCCAATCCAACGGATGGCGGCCAGCGGGTGCAGGCTGTTCTCCTCGGCAAGTTCTGGGTGGATCATGCCAGAGATCATGTCGCCGCCAAGCCAGAGCACGACGCGGTCGATGCTGGCCAGCCCACGCTCGTGCTCAAGCATCGCCAAGAACCGCTGCTGCAGTTCAGCCATGCGGGCATCGCACACGTCGAGGTCATAGGCATTGGTGCCATTGACGGCCTCGGGGCGTACGGTCTCTTCGCAGTGAACGTCGCTGATGAGCAGCACCATCGTGCCGGCGTGCCGCTTGCCTTTGACGCTTTTGGTCAAGGCCCGCTTCGGGGCGATGCCCTTGAGCGACACCAGGGCGTCCGCACGCTCACGCTCTCTGTCGATCTGCGACAGGGCCGCCTTGTAACGCCCCTTCAGCGACGCCACCTCAGACCGCAGCCGGGCCAACTCCGCATCGGCTGCGAGTTGCTGGGCAGCGTCGAGCTCGTTGGCCACTTCGTCTGCTAGCTTTTTAGCCATCGTGCGATCACCTTTTCAGAAGGCATCGACCATCCATTCGCCTTGGCGGCTTGGATCGCCAGCCGGGCCACGACGAATGGTTTCGGCCCAAGCGTCCCAGCCTGATACCGCTCACGCAGTTCCTCGAGTTCAGCGACGGCGGCCTTCGGAAGACGAGACTGCCACGGCAGGTGGTCACGAACGCCAGACTCGACGGCCGATAGCAGCGTCATCTTGGCCATGCTCACTCCTTTGGCGTCATCGTGTAGAGCATCGCCAAAACACGCCGCTGCACCTTGGCCAGCTCGGTGACGGCCTCTTCGCTGATGCTCGGGCCTAGCGTGGCGTGTGCAATCTCGTGCAGGATGGTCTCGATGCGTGACCACCCACGGGCACGCTCGTCGATGAGGATCCTTGGCCGAGCGGCGTTGTCAAAGAACGTCCATCCGGCAGCGTCGCCGGTGAGCTTGGTGAATCGCAGCAGCCACCGCTTGCCGTCGATCTTGACGTTGTGATCGTCTGGCATGGCTCACCTCGTCGCCGCCAGGTAGAGGCCCACGTTCGCAAACGCATATCCGGCGTAGGCAATCGCCAGCCCGGCCTTGCCGTGCCACGCGAGATCCGCAGCCACGTAGGCGTAGACCACGCCCGTGAGTGCAATGAGCCAGCCGGCCATGCTGAGTCCTTTCGCACGCCACCCTAGCGTGGGCGTCAACTCGTCTGGCCGGGCGGCAGACCGAGCCTCTCGCCCAGACGATTCAAGGCAGCCTGCCGCTTGGCACACCCGCAGTCCTTCACCCCAACTGCCGAGGCCACCGCCTGGACCCGTTGCTTCGTGATGCCCACGGCGTCGAGCCCGGCGGCCACTATGTCGCCTAGGCCCGCCTTCGCTCGCGGGTACGCCGGGTGCGTCTCGTCCACCACCAGGCGGTCGCCGTCCTCGCTGACGATGCACGGCCGTACCTGCTCGAGCGTGTAACCACGCTGGCGGCACCGGGCCTCAAGATGGGCGAGGCGGCAGGGGATCATGGGAGCGGGTTGCATGGGTCGACGCCGGCCGCCTCGACGCACTCCGAGTATGCCGAGCAGACTGCCCTTGTGAACGGGACGCAGGCAATCGCAATCGTCCCGGTGTCACAGTCGCCGAGAACGTCTTCGTCGATGTCCGTCACGCACTCGGCGCAGTCATTTACCAGGCGGTATCGGTAATACCACTGCGTCCTCGCCGCGGCCGCTCCTGGCGTGCGGAACGGGTCCGTTGAGTTCCAGCACGACGCCCCAGGAAAGTTGATGTGGTCCTGGAGGAGTCCAGCCGTTCCGGCGCATCCGCCCTGGCTTCCGTTGACGAACAAGGTTCCCGGCGGCTGCTCGATCGGTATCGTGTCGGGCGTCATGGGTGCGGCGTTTCCGCCTTCCGTCCAGACGACGGCATAGTGGGAGATCACCTGCTCCTGGCACAGAAACAGCCCGTAGTCACAACAAAAACACGGATCCGTACAGCTCTCCCCTGCCTTCCAGACGCCGCCCGCGTCCTCGCACTGCGTCCGCGTGTTCTTGGTCGGATCCGGCTCGCCGTCGATGCAGCAGCAGCCGCAGCAGCAATCCTGCTCCGTCCCAACCTTACCGTCACGCAGCACGGGCTTGCCGTCTTGGAACGTGATGAGCGTCATGCGGCAGTGGCCGTAGAGCAGGCCGTGATCGAGTACCACTCAAGGCACGGCCCCGTGGTGTTATGCCCGAGCAACTGAATGGAGGCAGCGTCGTAGCCAGGCAACTCCGTCAGATTAAGGCTTCCCAGCGACATGTGGCATGTCTGGCACGTGGCCTGCAACTGAAGCTCCACGGCCGAGTTTGTGCCGCCTGCTTTTCCAAAGATCACGTACCGAGTGCACGACGTGTCTGACGTGCCCAGCCCGAGAGCCGGGTTGCACCAGTTGTAGACGCTCGCCGTCTGCGTTGAGCCAGACAGCGTGACGGTCTTGTAGGTGCCGGTTTCCCAGTTGCCGGTAAAGGTGGCGAGCCGCAATCGAAAGGCGGCAGATTGCAACCGTGGGCTGACGCCCATTGGCATGATGTCTCGGTCGCCGGCCTCGACTTCACGCACGACAGCCGCAATGCGTTCAGCCGCCGGGCGAGTGAAGGTCACTCGCTCAACACGGGCCGGCTTGCCGTCTGGCTTCTGTGCCACGCTCAGTCCTCGAGGATGGCAACCAGCAGCCGGTAGCCCTCGGCCGCACCCTGGGCAGCGTAATTGCCAGCCGCCAGCCGCAGCATCGCAGGCTCGCCGGGACGCAGCTTGACCACAGGATGCAGCGTCGCACCGTCCAGCCGGCCGAAGGTCAGAGTGCAGGTTGTCTGCGTCGTTGTTACCAGAGACCGCAGGTAAGCCACGCCAAGCGTAGAAAGCGTGGCGGTGCTGATCTGCGACACGGCCGTGCCGATGACAGGCGAGTCGACCTTGTAGCCGGCCACGGCCATCGTTGCGGTCTGCGTGGCGGCAAACGACTCCGAGACGATGCCCTTGGCCATCGACAGGCTTACGGTGAGAGTGGCAGACATGAGACGCTCCTGGGGTAAGTGCTAATTGAAACCGGGTGTGCTAGATCCGCCGCCGGAACCACCTGAGCATGGCGTCGGGACGGCTGGCGTGGGTGCGACAAACGACGCCGGCAGGCACGGCTCTGCAGGCAAAGACGCAAAGTTTGGCAAATCGTCTCCCGTAGAGACTGGCCCATATTCGTCTGATTGACCTTCGGCGGGCTCCTCGGTCGGTTCCTCACCACCGCCACCGTCTTCGCAGTCTTTGCACCCAATGGTGCCGGACACGCTTACGGTTCCGCTTTCAATCAGCTTGGTTGTCTGGATGCCATCAAGGCCGACATACGAAATGCGAATTGCATACGTGCCGTCGACGAAAGTGCAGTTGCCGCAATCGCGCAGCCAGCCAATGTCGACCCCTGAAGAGGACCACGTCATATGCAGCGTTGACCCGTTAGTTGAAGAAACAGGCAGGGTCGATGACGCGGATTTTCCACGGCCCGTAATCCAAAGCCTGGCCAGCGACGCATCAAAAGCGCGCAGGTTGTTCTTCGCTAAGTCTGCAGCGGTTGGCGTCCACGACGTGCTGTAGTTGAAGCTGCCGTTTTTGCCGTCCGACCTTACGGAAATGTTTCCCATACAAGTTCCTAGAACGTCGGCTCGCCGAAGTATGTGGAAAACGGAACCTGACGATGCACACGTCGACGCAGAATGCGTGGCGGATTGCCGGGCTGCATCATGCGGCCATCGGCAGCCAAGGCGACGGGATTGGCAGCCGCAACCTTCTCGCCGTCAAGCTCTACAAAGCATCGCTTCCGCTCGCCATTCTCCAAAAAGTTGAAGCCAACGTCGGGCAGCAGCACAGGCCAGCCAGAGGCCCGATACACAAGCTCGACACTGATCTGGTAATAGCGGACCTCAATGCCATCGACGACTTCCGTGGCTTGTTGACCGCTAATGCCTTGGCACTTCCACGTATGCGTCGGGCACCCCATATACACGCCGTCATTCAGCGTGTTGGTCACGTAGGCCGCAACAGCCAAAGGAAACGATGCACGGTTTCCGCTTACCGTGGCACGGATCTCGGCCTCGTCGGTCATGACGTTTTCAATCAGATCCCCGGCAGAGTTGACGATTGGCTTGAGCTCATCGCCTTCACCAAAGTGCATGACTGTTGGAATCGCCACGCCACCCGTTGAGAACGACCACACGTCAGGACGCAGCAGCGGGTTGGCCTCGTAGTCCTGCTTTAGAAGCTCGTAGCGGTACGTGATCTCTGCGTGATGGCGATCCGTCTCCGTAACGGATGCGTCGGTCATTCGCAGATACGGGAACTCCGGGTGCAGCGACCCGTGCACGATTCCAACGGAGTTGATGACCGTCTGCGTCGCCGTCGGCTCGTCAACCGTGACGGCGTACTTGATCTCAGCGGTCGGGCTTTCGCCGAACTTATGCGAGAACGTGCGTGGAATGACTTCGCGGTAGGAGATGACTGCCATCAGCCTGCAATCTCCACGGGTGCCGCATTTGCCTTGACGATCTCACGCCTAATTTCCTGAAGCTCCCGCAGCTGCTTGCGGTACTCGTCAACGGCAGGATCTTCGCGGCCGGTCGCCAAGGCAAGGAACTGGGACGCACCAGCACTGGTGCGGATGTCGTTGCCTTCAAGAGCCTGCTGCGAACGGCGAGACAAGGCGTCCAATCGGTCGGCCTCGATCTCCTGCAGCCGCTCAGCCAGACGCTCTCTAAGGTCGGCAATTTTCCGCTGCTGCTCCTCTTCCTGCCGCAGCCGATCATCTGCCGCCTTGGCGGCTACCTTTTCGGCTTCCTCGCGGGCCTTCGCCGCCCCGGTTGCTATGTCACGCTCGCGGGCCTCGGCCTGGTCTAGTTGAGCCAGTCGTGCAGCAGCGGCGTCTGCCGCCGCCTGGTCGTTCGCAGCCCTCGCGGCTGCCAACTCTTCTTGAACTCGGATGATCTCGCGCTCAATCGCCAGCACGGTCTCTGCGGCCTCGGCCCGCCGGTTGTCGCCGCCGAACTCGTTTTCCACACGCTGCCGGTCAATCGCTGAATCAACACGCCGCTGGTCCGCCTCAATGGCCGCTTCCGCAGAACGCCTTGCCGCTTCGGCCTTTCGCTCCTCCTCTTTGGCGGCGTCCTTGATGGTGTCGATCTGCGAACGGTACGCGGCCGTGGCGGTTTCTACTTCCTGCTTGTAGGCAGTCTCATTCAGAATGCCGTTGGCGGCCTGCTCTTGAAGCCGCTTAAGTGCTTCTTGGAACTGATACGCAGCCTCAAAGCCAGCCTGCCCGAATGCGGCAGACTCAGCGATTGCATCATTCAAGAGACTCTGCGTTTGGCTGATCTGATCCACGAAGGTCTCAAATCCCTCGGGCGGCTCAATGCTGCGGATCTCGGCCTGCACCTCGGTTGCTGCAACCTCGACGCCGCCCAAGAGATCCCGCAGTTGCCCGAAGAACTGCAGGACGTTGAGCCCTGGTATCTGCTGCACGATTGCATCAGCGGCGGCCTGCCCAAGATCAGGGAAGGCAGACGTGAGCTTTGTGATCGACTCCAGAATCACGTTCGCACCGCCGGTCACGTTGGCTGCGGCGTTGGCGAATGACGCAGTGATCTGATTGCTGGCACCCTGGGATGCCAAGGCGGCCCGGTCGAGCTCGTCTCCAAAGCGTTTGATCTGCTCGGCCTGCTTGTCAGTGATGGCCCCGCCGATCCGCTCGAGGTCGGCCGCTGCCTGGTCGAGCGATGCGAAGATGGGCAGCAGTTCCGTGCCCGACTTGCCGAACAAGTCCATGGCCACCGACGCACGGTCGGCAGGGTCTGTAATTCCCGAAATGGCACGGGCCATCTGCCGGAACAACTCTTCCGGCGACTTTGTCTGCAGATCGTCACTCGAGATGCCAAGCGTGCGGAACGCATCCGCCGCAGCCTTGGAACCGTTCCGAGCGTCGCCGAGCGACCGCAGGAACTTGTTGAACGCACCGCCCAGCGACTCAACGCTTGAGCCCGACGCCTTGGCTGCGGCGTCTAGCACCTGAATGAACTGGAACGAAACTCCGACACGTTCAGCCAACTGGCCGAGCCGCTCGACTTCGCCTTCCAGTGCGACGAGGTTTTTGGCAACCGCCACGCCAGCCGCCGTGAACGCGGTGAACGCACCGATGGCCAGCGTTGTCGGATTGACCAGCGTGGCGATCTGCCCGGCGAATGCCTGCAAACCTCCACCGGCCCCAGAGAAGACACGATTGAGCCCCTCGGCCGCAGATGACAGACCAGACAGCCGGCCAGCCACATTGCCGATAGGGCCTGGCAGTGCCGACAGCAGGCCTGTCAATTCGTTGAACGCCAGGGTGTTGCCACTGCCGGCCGCGTCTGCAGCGGCGTCGTATCTGGCTGCGGCCACCGTTGCCTTGGCAAAACTCTGAGCCGACCGCTGCAGGGCAGCGTTGTACGTGTCCTGCGTGATTCGTCCCGCCGCTAGGTGCTGATTGAGCTCAAGCACCTCTTGGTCGTATTTCTGCTGCGGAGACAGGTTGGCCTGCGTGATCTGTGCGGCACGGGCCAACGCACTTGCACGGTCTGCCTCAGCCTTTGCGGCCGCCTCGTTCGCACCGCTCGCATCGGCCGCAGCCCGCTCATAGGTCTGCTGCGAGATGGCGCCCTGCTGCAACAAGTCGCTCAGCCGAGCGAGCGTGGCGGCCCGCTTCTCCTCGGCAGTCGCCACCTGTTGCGTGACACGAGCACCCTCGGCAAAAGCCGCAGCCGAAGCGTTGGCGTCGTTCACGATTGTCTTAAGCTCAGCGGCGTACTGCTCGGCCGAGACTTGGCCTGTGCGGAATGCACTATTCAGAAACGCTAGGTCGGTGGCAACCTTCTGCTGGGCCGCAACCGCCGCCTCGCTGGATCTGGTGAACGAGTCGAACAGCGACGCGGCACCGCTGGCCTGCTGCCCGAGCCGTTGCAGCTGGCGATCCACCTGCGACAGACCCTTGGTCATGCCACTGGCATTTGCCGTGAACTGCACGCCAAGTCCGATCTGC